AATTCAAGCAACTTCATTGTCAGACAATGTTGCTACATTTACCACACTAGGAATTCATGAATTTACCGAAGGGCAATCAGTTGTCATCACAGGATGCGGATCACCTTACAACGGAACAAGAGTTGTGTTGGCAGACAATCTTGGACAATATACCTTTTCGCAATCGATCACTAACGCCGATATACTCGAAGCTAATGTCATCCCATCCGGAGTTGCTACCCTTTCTGGCGCATCAACTTATGTTGGAAACGCAGCTGTTCAGTCAGCCGTCTATACCGTTTCAGTCGAAGTTTTCCAAGCAAGACTTGCCGGTGGAGGACAAATAGAAGGTGTCGATTTCACCAGTACGCCGTTCAGAATGGGGAGAAGTCTCTACAACAAGTGCGTAGGTTTGTTGGGCAGTTACATGGACACCGAAGGTTTGTGTCAATAAATGCCTAACGAAACAATCCTTCAACAAATCCGAACACCTTTAGCAACCGCTTTATCAGTTGTCGCAGGAAATGTTTATTCATTTGTTCCTGAAACAGTAATTCCACCAGCTGTGGTGGTTGTGCCTGATTCACCATACCTAGAATTTGAAACAATAAGCAAAACCAATGTAAGAGCCAAAATCAATTTTACTATTTCAGTTGCAGTTGCCTATAACAGCAATCCAGCATCGCTCGACAATATCGAGCAGTTAATAATAAGTGTTCTGGCAGTCATTCCAGTTGGATACATTGTCAGCTCGGTTGAAAGACCGACAGTTACTCAAGTTGGTGCATCAACGCTGCTCATCGCAGATGTTCGAGTATCTACCTACTACACGCAAACAATATAAGGAGAAATCATGGCAACAGTCGTAATTACCGGTCGTGATGTTGGTTTATCTTTCACAGGTGGAACAGATATTCAAGCACAAGCGACAAACGCAGTTCTAACCAAGGTCAATGAGCGTCAGGTTTATCAGACCATGGAAGGCGAGGCTTACAAGACAACAAACATTTCAGGAACATTCCAATTGGACATGTTGGCTGATTGGGGCAAGGCAAACTCAGTTTGCGAGGCTCTATGGACAGCTGCTGAAAGTGCACCAGATACAGACATTAGCATGACACTTACAGCTGCATCAGGAGCACAATTCGTGTTTCCAGTAAAGCCAGAGTTTCCAACTGCCGGTGGTTCAGGAATTGATGCTCAGACAGTATCATTCACATTCACAGTATCTAAGGGCGCAGTAACCGAAACCTTTAGTTAAAAAATAAAACGGGAGCAAACAAATGAAGTTACCAATTACAATTGAATATAACTCAGGTGAGCAAGCAACTTACATTGCCCAACCACCTGAGTGGGCGAAATGGGAAAAGCAGACAGGAAACACTATTGGTCAGGCATCCGAGAAGTTGGGTATTTGGGATCTTATGTTTTTGGCTTATCATGCTCATAAGCGTGAAGTCGCCGGAAGTAAACCCATCAAACCAATGGATATTTGGATGGAAACAGTAGCCGATGTCGTTGTTGGTGATGCAGACCCAAAAGCCACAAAGCAGGAAGCCTAAACAGATTATTGGTGGAGTTGGCAATTGCAACTCATATACCAATGAGCGAATGGGTTGAAGCAGAGGATATTTTAACAGCGATCGAGATATTGGAGAAAAGAAATGGCAGTTAGCACCGAGCCTTCAATTTTCTTTTCTAAGCGTGAGTTAAATCAAATATCAAGAGTTTTTCGCAAGATGGATGATACTGCCAAAGACGATGCTAAAAGAAAAATTCAAGAGTTAGTCGGCAAACAATTATCTGCAATCAGAGCAATCGCTGCTGGTCGAGGTAAAGTAGCTCAAAGAATTGCCGATGGCGGTCAAGTAAAAAAATCATCATTACAAGGTGAACTGAAATTTGGTTTTGCATCACAGAAATTTTCAGGCGGTGCAACAACACAATTTAATACTAGAAATGATCCACCAGGAAATAGACCGGGTATTGGTGGAGGTTATGAGTTTGGAAGCAAAAGATTTCCAAACATGCCAAGATGGTCAGGGCCAATGCCTAAAGGCCCCGGTTCAAGAGGCTGGTTTATTTATCCAGCAATTAGAGCTTCACAACCAGAAATTATTAAAGAATTTGATGAGATAATTACATCAATTGTAAAGGAATGGTCAAGTGGCAGCTAATAGTAATAGAGCTTTAACCCTTTCAATTGTTGCTGATATTGATAACCTGCAAAAAGGTTTAGCAAAAGCCGATAATGAAATCCAAGGCTTTGGTCAAAAAGTTGGAGAGTTTGGCAAAAAGGTTGCTGCTGCTTTTGCGGTCGCAGCTGCTGCTGCTGCTGCTTATGCCGGCAAATTAGCCGTTGATGGGGTCAAATCAGCGATAGAGGATGAACAGGCACAGTTGAGGTTGGCTGCTGCCTTAAAGACCGCCACAGGGGCTACAAATGCCCAAATTGAGGCAACTGAGGACTATATACGGCAAACACAATTAGCAACCGGCATAACCGACAATGAGTTGCGAGCATCATTTCAGAGGCTGTCTGTTTCAACCAAGGATGTAACTCAATCTCAAAAATTGCTAACCCTTGCAATTGATGTATCAAAGGGAACTGGCAAAGAACTTGGCACAGTTGTTGAAGCACTATCAAAAGCCTACGAAGGACAAGATACAAGACTTGCTAGATTAGGAATTGGTTTAAGCCAAGCCGATCTAAAGGCTATGGATTTTACAGAAACCACTAAGGCATTAACCAACCTTTATGGTGGCGCAGCAGCTGCAAATGCTGAAACATTCCAAGGCAGAATTGATCGATTAAAGCAAGCATTTGAGGAAGCCAAAGAGGAAATCGGATATCGTTTGCTTCCATTTATTGAAAGATTTGTTGATTTAATTGTTAATCAGGTAGTGCCTAAATTACAAGAGTTTGCTGCATATTTTGATCCAATTAAGCAAGCCATTAAAGATAACCAAGAAGCATTTGATGCATTTGGTCGATTCATAACTGATGTCATTATTCCTGTTTTAGTTACTGGCTTAGGGGCAGCCTTAAAGACTATTGGAGTTATTGCAGGTGGAATCGTTGATATTATTGGTAAAGTTATATCTGCAATTCAAACAGCTGTTGATAACGCTATTTCAGGAATTAATAGATTGATTAGTGCTTACAATGCAATTCCTGTTTTACCAAACATTAGCCAAGTAGGCGCAAGTGCAGGAGTATCAACTGCTGCGTCATCAGGTGCAACCGCTGCTGCACAAACTGCCACATCTGCTCAATTGGCATCAGGTGCTGCAAGGGCTGGCACAACAGTAAATAACATCACAGTTCAAGCAGTAGATTCTGAGGGTGCTGCGAGAGCCGTTGCTAAGGTATTAAATGAAAGCGCATCCCGATCAGTTCCACAGCTATACAACAGCGGGATAACTAGGGCTCGATAATGACAGTCTGGACACCTGACTGGAAACTAACTGTTGCTGGTGTTGATTACACCGACATCGCTATCAGCGATATTGCCCATCAAGCCGGTCGAGATGATATTTATACTCAACCTAATCCATCTTATTTGCAGGTTGCTCTAGTTGCCTTATCCGGTCAAACCTTGCCTTTTCAAATTAATGATTCTTTAAGTTTGCAAGTTAAAGATAGTTCCGGAACTTATGTAAATTTATTTGGCGGAGATGTTACTGATGTAACTGTTGAGGTTGGGGCAACTGGATCATTAGCAACAGTTGTAAATTACACAATTCTTGCAATGGGTTCATTGGTCAAACTTGCAAAAGAAATTTACGATGGCAACATCTCGCAGGATGAAGATGGAAACCAAATATATGATTTGCTATCAAGTGTGTTGCTGGGCTCATGGAATGATGTCCCAGCAGCTACAACATGGGCAACCTATAACGCAACCGAAACTTGGGCAACTGCGCTAAACCAAGGACTTGGCGAAATAGACCAACCAGGGCTCTACACAATGTCTAGCAGATCTGCTGAGCCTGACACTATTTACAACATAGCAAGTTTTATTGCTGATAGCGCATTTGGTTATCTTTATGAAGCACCTAATGGCGATATTGGTTATGCTGATGCAGACCACAGGCAGACTTATCTAGCAGCCAATGGTTATGTTGATTTAGATGCGAAACATGCTTTAGGTCAAGGATTATCAACTATTACAAGATCCGCAGATATTCGCAATGACATTTATATCAATTATGGAAACAATTTCAATTCACAAGCAACTGCCACAAGTGCAGAATCTATTGGCTTATATGGTTACAAAGCTGAAAATATCAATTCGGCTATTC